AGAATACGAATTTGTTAGTTTAAGATGTAGTCTAGGTGATGTATTGGGTAGATTATCGGCTAGCGAATTACAGGAGCAAGGAGTACTTGCTAACTGTCACGTAAATGTGTTACAATTAGTAGACCACGTTGAGTACAAAAGTTATCAAGATGAATTAAGATATCTATTAGAAACAGAGGGCAGGCTTGATTATATCGCACAGCTGGTAGAAACTATTCGTACGAGTGGCAACACTTTGTTATTAGTTGATCGCATAGCACCTGGACAAGCTCTGGTAGAAAAAATCAAAGACGCAGTGTTTGTGTCAGGAGGAACCAAAGCAGATGACAGAAAAGAACAATATGACGAAGTGGCAACTAGTGAGGACAAAGTTATTGTTGCTACTTATGGCGTTGCCGCTGTTGGCATTAACATTCCTAGGATTTTTAATCTTGTTCTCCTTGAGCCTGGCAAATCTTTTGTACGTGTTATTCAGTCAATTGGTAGAGGCATTAGAAAAGCTGAGGATAAAGATTTTGTGCAGATTTGGGATATAACATCAACCTGTAAGTTTGCTAAAAGACACCTAACAAAACGCAAACAATTTTATAAAGAAGCAAACTATCCATTTGTGGTAGAAAAAACGGAGTGGCAATGAACATATTAACATTAGATAACCAAGCATTTGAAATGAACGAAATACCAGAAGAAGTAGAAGATATGCGATTTTGTATATTAGATAATTCGGATCCTAAAAATCCTGATTATTTCTTTATACCGTTGATCTTCTTAGAGTCGTTTAATTCACCAGCATTGGTTCTAAACATCGGAGGCAATCTGGTTAAGATGCCAGTTGATTGGCAGTTATTGATTGGCGAGCCAGATTTTGGTGATTTAGAAGTAGTACCATTAACCAGCATTAATGATAGAGGATTTAATGTCTTTACATTTAATCCTATTAATAGTTTTAGGCCACAGTTCTACCCAATCGAAATAGTAGATATCTATCAGGATGTTAAATGGTATTTCCCAAAACTTAAACCAGGACAGATGTTAGCAGTACCAATTAACCAAGGAAATAAAGAAGAAAGTCCAAAATGTGCTTATTTCGTTAAAGATATTTCCAGACAGAGTGAGGTGGTAAACTATAGTCTAATATGGTAGTATGAAAAAAGATAAAGCGTATATTTACGAATCGCCTAACGGTGGCAAGACAGTGTTTAGGCATGAAATAGGTAAACCAGAAACCAAGGAGTTAGTACGAATGGGTGATGACGATATAGATATCACAGATGACGAATACAATGATTACCTAAGTGAAATAGTAGACAAGCATTGGTTAGGTGATGAGTATGAGCCAACATATACCTGGACTGATGATAATGACAGTATTATCAATGACCCTGAATGGCAGGCAAAATTTAAAGATGAAGTATCTTGGGCTGACATAAAACGTAAGTCTAAAAATCATCCTGCTCTAAAAGAAGCCATGGACCAAATGATAATGATATATAATTTAAGTATTGAACATGATACCAAGGATAATGACGATGTGCCCTTTTAACCCAGAAATGTTTAGACAGAAACCAAAAAGAAAGTCTAGTGGTCCTAGACCAAACTTAATGACCCACGAAAAACGTCTTAAAGAATCAGCACAAACAGTAGAGCAATTACAAGAGATTGTTCGCAGACAATCTGACCAAATTCAACAACTACAAAATAAAATTAGCACACTAGAAAGTACCGTTAATATTATTGGACACGCTGTTAATAAAAGATGAAAATTTTATGTTTAGGAAATAATTCCAGACAAACAGATGAACTAGTCTCTAAATTAGCCAAAGTAAAAAATCAAACTAATTACGGATTAATAACATCCATAGATATTGAGTTAAACTCTGGTTATTATCACACTAGCATATTTGATTTATCTAAAGATCAAATAATACAAGTAAGTTCAAAATTTGATTTAGTTTTAGTTTTAGACCAACCTATAGAAACTTGGGATCATCCAAACAGTTTTTATCTAACTTGGGACCTATTAGACAGCATTGATCAAACAAAAATACAGTATCAAAATAAATCAAATGGAGATTCTGTAAGAATATTTTCTAAATTAGTAAATGAAAATAAAAGTTTTTGTATTTTTCCATTCATTGAACTATTAGTTCAAAATGGGTCAACTACAGTATGTTGTCGATCGTGGGAGCCTATTAAAAAACTAAAAGACATTTCAGATTGGTCAACAGATTCTGATTACTTATCGATACGTACAGATATGATTAATGGCAAACTTGTTGAGAACCACTGTAAGAGTTGTTATAATTTAGAATCTCATGGTATGCAAAGTGCTAGACAGGTCGAAACAATTGAGTGGGCAAATAGATTACAGTTAACATCAATAGAAGATGTTATTAACATAACCACTCCTGTGTATTATGAGGTTAGACCAGACAATATATGTAATCTACAGTGTAGAACATGTGGTCCTGAAAGTTCAAATCAAATATTCGATGAATATGTAAAAATTGGATGGATTGATAAAGATACCACATATGAATATACCAATTTTGACTTTGTTAAATTAGATAAATTGGAAAAATTATATGTGTCTGGAGGTGAACCTACAGCAAGTTATGATCTACAGAAATTTATGATAGACTGTATTAATGATCAAAAAACAGATTTTGAATTTATCATTAATACAAACGCTACTAAAATTAGTAGTAGAATGAAAGAACTTTTTAAACAGTTTTCTAAGCTATCATTTATTGTTAGTGTTGATGCTTACCAGGCACTTAATCATTACATAAGATACCCTAGCACGTTTGATCAGATAATAGACAATGCTAGATATCTAATCGATCAAGGACACGTTGTTTCTTTTAATACAGTAGTATCAATTTATAATATAAGTAAATTAGCTGAACTATTTTTATTTCTAGATAAAGAATTTCCTACTTGTTTGATACATTGTAGTTTAGCAGGCGACCAAGATAATATCTATTCACCATTTCTTTATCCTGATTATAATCTTGTTAAACCTGATTTGGAAAAAATATTCGATACTAACTGTTATAAGAATGACAGATTGTTTAGAACATTTATAGATGGTTTAATTAATTTTAAAGAACAAACAGATATTAAACTATTAACCAAATTTTTTGAGTACAATGATCGATTAGACCAATCTAGAAATATTCGATTAAAAGATTACCTACCAGATCTTGATAAATTTAGACAACTATGTTATAATTAATTATATGAATACAGATCCTTTATATATTGGCAACGAAATGGCGGCATACGATCGTAAAGATCGCGCCTACTACGACAAGTTCACTGATGAACAAAAGAAAAAGTTTTCAACATATCTAATGTTGAAGTATGGTGCCAACGTCAGTGGCAATAAAGACTTCCAAGAATGGTACCTAAGAGCAACTAATGAACGAGTTAACAAACATTTCTTTGACATTAACAAACATACAAAACTGCAATGGTTAACCTGTACCACAGTTAGTCCTAGTATGGGCAATCAATTTCACTATTGGTTAAAAGCAAAGAAGAAAGAGGGGGATAATAAAAGTCAAAAGTTTTTGGCTAAGATTTATCCAAATATGAAATCAGACGAGATAGACTTATTAGCAAAATTAAATGATAAACGAGATCTTAGAGACATGGCGCGAGAACTCGGATACGATGACAAGCGAATCAAAGACGAGTTATAAATGTAAGTACTGTGAGAAAGAATATCGCAGAGAATCTACTCTGGCGGCTCACATGTGCGAAACTAAACGCAGATACCAACAAGAAAAAGAGGTAGGAGTTCAATTTGGATTTCAAGCATATCTACGCTTCTACGAAATGACACAAGGCTCAGCAAAAATGAAGAATTATGAAGATTTTGTTAAGAGTCCTTACTATTCGGCCTTTGTTAAGTTTGGCAGGCATATGATTAGTATTCGAGCTGTTAATCCAAAAATGTTCATTGAATGGGTTCTCAAAGAAAATAAAAAATTAGATAGATGGTGTCAGGAAAGTGTTTATAATGAATTCTTAACTCAGTATATTAGAAAAGAAGCAGTACAAGATGCGTTGGAAAGAGCATTGACAGAAATACAAGACTATGTAGATGAAACTGAAGGCATAGCAGGACTTAAAGATTATTTTAGATATGGCAACACTAATCGTATAATAAGTCATATTAACAACGGTAGAGTTAGTCCGTGGATAGTATTCAATTGTGAAAGTGGTGTTGAGTTTTTAGATAAACTTAATGAAGAACAAATTGCTTTAATTATAGAAACTATTGATCCTACCCATTGGCAACGTAAATTTGTTGATTATCTAGCAGACACTGAATGGGTTAAAAGTATTCTTAAAGAGGCCGGGTTATGAAATTTAAATCAGATATTGACATAGACTTTGCTGACAGAGATCAGGCCCTAGCATTATTTAAAGTTACTCCTGCTAGTATTATACGTGACGGGAAGTTAACAAAACATAACACAGGAGTCTATGCTACTGATGTTCCGCAAGATCCATTTACAGGGTGGGCCAGTATCGACCATAAAGTGGCAGAAGACAGAGGATATCAAAAATTAGATTTACTTAACGTAAATGTCTATAAGAGTGTTAGAGATGAACAACATCTGGTAGAACTTATGCGAGAGCCAGACTGGGCTAAGTTGTACGATAGAAATATATGCGAACAACTAATACACGTTAACAATCACTATGACACTATGTTAAAGATGCCTGAACCCATAGATTCAATTACAAGATTGGCTATGTTCTTAAGTGTGATACGTCCAGCAAAAAGATCATTGATAGGTAAGACATGGAAGGAAGTCTCAGAAGATGTTTGGATTAAACCTAAAGATGAAAGTTATTATTTTAAACAGGCACACGCAGTTTCCTACGCACAGTTAGTTGTTGTTAATTTGAATCTACTTTGCGAACAAGAGTTATCGAACGACGCTTAGAACGTTTCTGAGCTATTTCTTTAAGACTGATATATGGTCCATGAACTATTTCGACATCTTTACTATTAAAAGTTTTTAAACAAACTTTCATTTCAACCCACTCTTGTTTTAAAAATACATTGATTGGTACTAGTCGATTTGATTCCCACCACCAGGTATCACCTAGTTCTAAAAATTTAGCCTTAGATTCAATTGATTTTAACAGTGAAAAATCATAAATTGTAGTTATAACTTCATCACGATTCTGAATTATTCCGATATAATCATTGCCGCCATAAGTTATATAACTTATGAATGGGTATTGGTCTAATAATTTTCTGTGTGCGTCTTCCATTGTTTCTTGATAAATATTGTAAAGGATTACAAATGTCAGTAATTACAAGTTATTTATATGCAAATAAGATCATGGTTCAAATTTTGGACGATGATCCTGCGATCAAAACAAGGAACCGAGTCGTGTACAATAGAACTGTAGAAGTATACAAAGGTACTGATAATACCATTGAAATTAATTTTAAAAATCAAGATCAAAAACCAGCAAACGTTTCGGCATACAGTATCACAGGTTACTTGATTGATTCTACATACACTGGTACTGGTAATGTTGTTAGTAACATAAGTGTAACTATTAGTAATGCTTCGATTGGTACTGCGTCAATTACATTAACTGAAGACTTGTTAGCAGAACTTGATGAAAACAAATACAAACTAGCATTCAAAGGTGTTAAAAATGGCACAACTGAAAGTCCTTTGTATTCTGACGATAATTATAATTTATACACTGAAATAAATGTCAACAAAGGTATTCCACCTTACAATCCAGTACCCACATCAACAGTATTAGATTTGGGATCAGTAGCAGACACAGTGATAGATGACGTTTCAGATTGGGGAACAATTTAACATGGCAAAGCAAGTACAATTCAGAAGAGGCACAACAGCCCAACACTCAACGTTTACAGGACTAGCAGGTGAGTTAACAGTAGACACAACATTAAATTCAATTGTTGTACATGATGGTTCAACCGCTGGTGGGCATACGATTGCTACAGCGAATGGATTAACACAATCTAATGTTGGAATGAAAGGCTACGTTGATGATCAAATTACAAGTCTTGGTAGTCATTACAGTAACGTTGATGTACTAGCATACCTAACAACAAATTCATACGCTACCGAAACTTATGCTACAACAGCAGTAACAACTGCTAATGTTGCTATGAAAGGTTACGTTGATAATGAAGTTACTGAGATAACTAACGGAACAAACACTTTTGGTAATATACTACCAAGTGCTAACGTAACCTATAACCTAGGTTCACCAACAGCCAAATGGAATGAATTACATCTTGGTTCAAGTACACTGTATATAGGCGGTGAATCATTAAGTACAGCAGATATTACAAATTGGAATACAGCATATGGTTGGGGAGATCACTCAACACAGAGTTATGCTACAACTACAGATGTAACTACCGCCAACGTAGGAATAAAAGGCTACGTTGATAATGAAGTATCAACATTAAACTCAGCAATCACACAAGCCAACGTAGGAATAAAAGGCTACGTTGATGTACAGGTTACTAACTTAATTAATGCGGCACCTGGTGCGTTAGACACATTAGATGAACTAGCGGCCGCCATTGGTGATGACGCGAACTTTGCTTCTAATATTGCTTTATCAGTTACTAATGCTAATGTAGCAATGAAAGGCTACGTTGATAATGAAGTATCAACAGTAAACTCAGCAATTACACAAGCCAATGTAGGATTAAAAGGTTATACTGATAATAAGTTTGGAACCTTTACCTTAGGTACAAATACAATGTCCACTGCCAACGGTGACGATGGTATTGACTTTGTTATTAGTGGTGCTAACTCAGACCCAACACCTGCGTTTATTAATCGCAAGTGGCGTTTAGCAGATACTGGTGCTATTCAATTTTTAGATCCATTCTTAAGCTCAGTAGATGCTGAAATTACTACAACTAAAGTTGGTAATTGGGACACTGCTTATGGTTGGGGAGATCACTCAACACAAGGCTACCTAACAAGTTATACAGAAACAAATGATTTATCAGCAAGTGTCACCTGGACAAATATACCAGACGCTAATGTTCCACAATCTGCTGTAACACAACATCAGGCGGCATTGTCAATAACTGAAAGTCAAATCAGTGATTTACAATCATACCTAACAAGTTATACAGTAACTTCAAGTGATGTTACACAGCACCAAGCAAACTTATCAATAACTGAAAGTCAAATCAGTGATTTACAATCATACCTAACAAGTTATACAGAAACAAATGATTTAACTGCTTCAGTTACATGGACTAATATTCCGGATGCTAATGTACCAAGTTCAGCAGTTACACAACACCAAGCAAACTTGTCAATAACTGAAAGTCAAATCTCAGATTTAGGTAGTTATGTAGAAAGTGACACAACTGGTATTACAGGAGCAGATCAGGTAACTAATATGGTATCACTTACACAAGCAGAGTATGATGCTATTACTCCAAATGCTTCA